TCTGTATCGTAATAAAACTCGTTTTTTTCTCTGTTCCATTCATCTTTTCCACCTGGTTTTTTAAGATAACCTGCTTTCATTTTTTGCCAAGCTTTACCCGCGGAAATACTATCGTTAGAGCTTTCTCTATTTAAACCCCATTGTTGTGTATATGCCATTTTTATTTATTTTAGTGTTATGTTCAGACCAACTGAACTATTATATATTTTAGTATCCCAAAACTTAGTATATTCGCCTTCAAAGAATATTCCTATGTTTTTACTCAGTTTCCAACCAAATTGTACTCCGGTTTGGAAGTCCTCCCATTGTTCTTTTTCAGCATCTTCTATTAATCCTCCTAAACCCCAATTGTTTCTATTATGATAACTAAAAGCCTCGTCGCCTTTTACGTAATCATGATATGGTAATAGGTAAGATCCATAAGCATGAAGCCAAAAATTATTTTTATAATGATAATAGTCAAAACCGACCACAGGAGATATAACTCCAAAAGCATCTATTTCTTCCCATATTTCATTATTAAAACGATTCATTAAACTAGTAAATACTGTTTGTCTAAATTGTAGATCAGTATAAGCTACAGTTTCGCCTTCAGGATTTATCCAATACCAATCAGACACCTCATTATCATATTGATCAGTATATGTATAATAAATATCGTCATAACCATAATAGAATCCCAGAGTATACCAAGGATTTACAGCGTATCCATTTGAATCAGTTTCGTTTAACCATATTTCTACCGGATTATATCCATAAGGTCTTTCATGAGTACGATAAATAGCCCCAGCTGATAAACTAAACTTTTTACCAATAGGTAACTTAGCTCTTACTTCTGCTGATTTATAATCAAAATTAACTTTACCTTGTTTTCTACTTTCTACTTTTACAATATGGTATTTACCACTATGTTTTAGCAAATATCTATGATTTTTAAAAACTTCATCTCTGACTCTTTCTTTTTCAATATGTACTACGTATTCTAAACCTTTAATAGATGAATTAGGAGCAGTCATAGATACGTTAGATTCAGTTCCATCGTAATATTGTTTGCCTTTAAGTTCATAATCAAACCTTGCTATTTTTCTAATACCAAAACCATAACGATAATCATGCTCAAATTCAGGTGTTCCGTCTACTACAACTGGAACATCATACAAGCTTCCGTTTGGATTAGTTCTTACAAAATATACAGGCGCATTTTCTTTAGAATTTTTAATATCTCCGGCTACATATAATGTACCATATTTTAAAAAGTCTTCATAAAAATTTTTAAATAAGTTTTTCTTTTCTTTTTCTTGACCAGTTAAAGAGAAACTTATTAATAAAATAATTGCTAATAATTTTTTCATTATTTATTTCTTCGTTTTTTGTTTCTTTGTTTTCTTTTTTTCTGCAGTGCATCCCAATCTTTTTTCAAGAAAACTTGAATTTTTATAACCGTTGTATCACCACATGTGTTTTTCTTAATTACTTTTACCTTGTATTCACCTACTTTTTCAACATTAGTTGTTACACATTTTTCATGCGCACTAATTGTTAAAGAAAAAGATAATAATAAGATTAAAATCAGATTTTTCATTTTATTTATATTTTTTAAACATTAATTTATATAGCAATTTGTTCCAAGCTTGCTGTAACTTGTCAATAAACTTTTTCATATTTTTATTCTTTAGGGGTTAACCAATATTCTATTTTACCATTAGGTCTAGTAACTTCAATATAATCCTCTATTAATACACCATCTGGTTTACCACGCGTCATAGGTATTCTTTTAAATCCTTGAGTTTTTAATTTTCTAGCATCATCGTCATACTTCTTTTTAATAGCTTCGTCTTCTAGTCTTTCAGTTTCAATTGTACTCGTAGTTCCCCAGTAAGGAAGGTTTAATTGCCAACTACTCCAACCAAACACTAATCCTAATCTTTGCCAAGTAGCAGTATCTCTATCCGAAGCTTGTTTTACACTCATAGCCATTCTTAAAGCGTTGTCTAAAGGTACATTGACTGTTGCTGAAACTATTTGACCAGCCATTAAATAAGCAGGATTTTCTAAACTCCAACCTCTACGTTTTATTTCTTCTCTATTATATTTTGGAGTGTTAGATGCTGATCTTAACTTTCTAACCTTAGAATCTATAGAAGGAGAAAAATCAAATACGTTCCAAACAGCTTCTTCATAATCAGGAGATTTTTTATTACTTTGGTTATTAATTTCTCTTCCTACTGCAATTAAAGTATCTACTAATGCTCCACCATAACCTAATCCTCTAAGCAATGAGCTTAACATACCAAAACCAATATCATATGTTTTAGACTCAAGATCTCTTTTATCTTTATCTTCTTCATCAAATGCAGATGCAAATAACGCTTGTTGTAAACCGTTGAATATTAAGTTTTGTACTAAACCATAGTATAATATTTTACTTACATTTGTTCTCCAATCTCCTCTTCCAGCTAATAGATCAGCTGTAGATTTTTTTATTATTCTAGCGTACTGCATAGGCGTGTTAGCAAAGTTTAATACTAACCTACCTAATCCACTAGCTTGCTGCATTGAAATTCTATCAGTTCTACTTGACTGTTGACTTTCTTCAGAAACCTTATAAAAATCATTAAAAGCTATTGCTTCAGCTTCTGCTTCAGTATATAATTTACCTGTGTCGGTATTTATTTCTTTTAATAATCTATTTTTTCTATTTCTATAAAAAGTAGCTCCACCAGTTGCGATTGCTAAACTATCTGCTATTCTTGTAAATATAAAACCTTTATTTAATAAATAAGATACAACACCTTTAAATCCTCCTTTTTTTGATGCTTCAGCAATTTCAGATTCAGCAACGTTTATTTTCATACCGTTACGTCTTTGTACTAAGTAATCTGAATTCATTAAATACATTACATCTTTCCAATACTGTGGTTGATTAGCAAAAGCTTTACCAGCGGCAATAATGTTATTATCACTCCAGTTTAAAAAATTAACATTTGATATTAACTGTAATAAAGCTGACTTTCTATTTAAGAACATTACAGTACCAACAGAATTATTTAACCAGTCTACTACATTATCAACTTGAGGATTATCGCTAATAGCTCTATTGCTACCACGCTTCATTCTACCTAATATATCTCTTAAAGCTCTTACAAAATTACTACCGTAAATAGCCTCTAACTTATTCATATTCTTTTCAGAGAATATAATATCTACATTTTGTTGCCATTCTTGAAGAGCTTCACCTCTATAGGTTTTTTGAATACTATTTATAATATCACCAGTAATACTACCAGCCACCCAATTATTATCAGGTTTAGGATATTTACTTTCTTTCTGTATAAAAGCAATTTTTTCTGCAAACACTTTCATATCAGGATTAGATTCTATTAATTTAATTAATCCATTTCTATCTCTTGCAGATAATCCAGGTATGTCCATACCTTGCATGTTCCATATATAAACTCTTAATGCTTGAGACCATGTAAAATTACTAAAACCTGATTGATCTTGTAGATTAGAAGGAATATTATCTAAACCATCTCTTAATGCTTGAAAATCATTAGCTACAGCTATTTGAGCAGTAATAATTGCTTGTTCTGCTTTATTAAAAGGATCAACTAAATTATCTTGAATCCATGCTAACGCTCTATCACCGTCTTTTCCTTTTGGTACTATTTTATACATTAGTCCTAAAAAGTCCTCTGCTGAAGGTGGAATAAAGAATTCAAATTTATTTGAAGCTTTACCTTCTACTTGTGCTCTTGCTCTAGAATAAGTTTTATACCATTCTTTACCGCTTTGTTGTTCTATAATTACGTTAAAGTCTTTATCTAAATCTATTTTTTTACTAGCTTTAGCTTGTTGAACTTTAGATTTAACATCTACTTGATCTAATATATTTTTTACTGCTTGTACATTAGGTAATGAATCATCAGCAAAATAAAAATCATTATATCCTTGTGCTGTTTTTTCTAATATCCATAACGCTTTTGCTTCTGGACTACCATTTTCTAAACCAGTTATATTTTCAATTGGTATTTCTAAACCAATACCATTTAAAAACGTATGAATAGCTTCTGCCGATGCTTGTGGTCTAGCAGTTAATATAAATATATCACCACTACCAAATTTCCCTTGACGTTTTAAAGCTAAATCTGCTAAAGGACCTTTTCTTCCATCAATTACTTTGTTAAACTGATCAAAATTAAAAGTTGCTCCTTGTGCTTCTAAATCTTCTGCGGTTCTTGCAAATTCAGCTGGAGTAATTTCAAATGTTTGATCACCCATGTTAACAATAACCTTGCTTTTACTATAAGCTATTGTATCATCAAAATCAAATACACTTATTCCTTTTTTAGGTTTTTCATATTTTTTACCTTCAATTTGAGCTTTATCTGCATTACTCATGACCTCTATAGATTCTTCTGTGCTGCTATTTCTTTTTATTAAAGGAAGTAAATTGTCTTTATTGTTGTTTACTTGCTTAGCTGAGTCAGAGTTCACCTTTTTACTAGCTCTTAATTCTTTTCTACCTTCTGTTGGGCTTAATAATTTTCCATTTTCATCAGCAACTAAAGTTTTTCTAGCTATATTGCGTTGCTCGTTTACACTATCAGCATTTCTATCTCCTGGTTTTAAAGGAAGTTTTAAAACATCTGCTAAAGTTTGTTTACTTTTAGGATTACGTAATTTATTTAAATCTATGCCAGCATCTATAATTCTTACATCTCCACCGTTTTCTAATGTTGTGCCTTTAGGTATAGTTTCTTTAAACTCTACATTAAGCATATTGTCCACGCTTATAGGTATTTGACTTTGATGAAATACTTTTCTAACTATATCCATCATAGTAGCTGCTTCGTTTTGTTGAATACCATACAATAAATAAGATCCTATAACCGAAGCTGGTGGATTATGTTCTTCTCTAAATTGCTCACCTGGTTTTAAATCAGTATGTACATATAAGAAAGGCGCGGCTGTTTTAATCATTCCAGAAGTTGCTTGATAAGCACCAGTAATAAATAGCGTTATATATTCCATTCCCATACCATTAGCATGAGCTGCTTCTAATTCTAATACAGCTTCTTCTAACACATCCATGTTGTTATTCATTCTTTTTTCATTGGTTGTGTTTCTAACTTTAGCATTAAACCATTTTGCAGTTATAACTTTTCCTGCAGGTAATTTTACCTGTGAGTTTCTAGGTCTACTACGATTTAATAACTTAGTATTTACTTGTGCTAATTTTCTAAGTCTTTGATAAGCTGGATCATTAGTGCCCCAATATATTGCATCTTTTCCTTTTGAAGCTGGTAAAAATGTATCTCTAGTAGGATTAAATCTTTTAGGATCTTTCATAATATCCCCAGTTTGTTCCCATCTAATTTTTATTTTACCATTTTTGGTTTCAACTTTAACTGGTTTTACTTCTACCCATCTTAACTTTCCAGTGTTAGTATTAATTACAGCATAGGACTTTTTAAAACCTTTAACCCCTTGTTTTTTAAGATCTTGACTTCCTTCAGTATATTTTGCTAATGCTCCAAAATTTGTCATACTAGCTCCATTTAAAGTATTAGCAGTAATATTATACGTACTAACATTGTCCTCTAAAGTTTCTTGTATTTTTACTAATTTTTTATAAGCTTTTTCTAAATCTACATTAGAAGTATTACTAGTATAATTATTTATGTTTAAATTAGGAATATTTAATATACGTTTAGTTTTATTAATATCTTTTGACTGACCTAACTCTTCCATTGTTTCTTTGTTAAGCTTTTTACTTGCTTTAACATTGTCTAATGAAGCTTTTTCTACAGTTCTAGCATCTAATAAGTTTTCTACTTCAGTAATAAATTCTTGAGCCGTAAGTGGAGAATTATTTATTTCTAATAAATCTCCTAATCTTCTCATAAATGTAGAATTATTTTTTAAATTACCTAAAGTTTCTACCATAATACCTTCTGCTAGCATGCTAACAAAAGAATTATATCTTTTATCTCTACCTTTTATATTATCTCCAGATACCTCTGGTCCTACTAAATAATCTATTAAAGCATTTTCACTTACACGTGGTACTTCATAATATTGAACATTGTCTTGTCTAAATGTTTTCTTTAATTCAAATCCTTTAACATTCTTGAACCTACGTTTTATAGTTTTAATAGGAATTGCTTTTATTAAACCACCTCTAACAGCTCTTTTAACAAACTCTTCATATTGTGCGTCAGAATATTTACCAATAATAGATTTAATATCAGCTCTTACATCAGTACTTTTAGTAGCATAGTTAATAAGATATTTAACTAATTGTTCTGGTGTAGGAGTAATACGTTGATTCGCTTTTTTCTTTTGATTAGCTGTTTTGTTACCCATTCTAGTATATATATCTCCAGCTCTTTTACCTACAATGCTAGGAAAAAACCCTCCTTTTCCTACTAACTTATCGACAATTTTATTTATCATAGGTTCTACTAATGCTTCTATCTCACCTGAAATAGCATCTATTTCTGTAGGATATATTAAAGGTCTTCCTAAATCTTCATCTTGATTTTCATCAAAATCTTTTGTTTCTACTGTTTGAGGAGTAAAACCTTTTTCCTCTTGCATTTTATCTAAACTTTTACCTTTAGTTGCAAACATTTCTATTAATCTTGGACCAATTCTTAAAGCTAGATTATTAGAATATGTAGTAGCAGAACTCTTAGATCTATCAAAGTTTTCCATAAAACTCCAAAGTTCTTTTCCAACTTCTTGTTTTAATTCTTTCATTACATCTTTTCTTCTCCAAGTATCAGGGTTTACGTTTCTACCACCAGTAACACCCCATCTGTCTAGTGCAGATATAACTGCAGCTTCTAATTGAGGTATAATAACATTTTCAATATCAATATCTTCACCTTTTTGCCAACTAGTTGTTGCTGTATCAAGATCTAGTTTCTTAGATTTTTTACCTTTAGGTTTACGTTTAGATTTAGCTCTATCTTTTTGTATGTTTTCAAGCTTTTGTTTTATTCTTTTCTTTCCTATAGTTTCTATTTCAGTTTCTACATCTACTTCACCTAGTTTAATATCAGCTTCACCTTTAGCAAACTTCATTATTCCACTATCTTTACCTAAAAATCCTTTTGCTCCTTTACCTTTTTCTACAAGTCTATTATAATCTCTTATTAAATTAACAACATCGTTACCGTCTTTAATTGTAACATTAGCTCCAAAGTAATTAAAAAATCTTCTAAAAATATCTTGAAGTTTACCAATAAAACCTACATCTACTTCAACATCTCCATATGTTAATGCTTCACTAAACAATGTCATTATTTCTTCTAATGCTACTTCAGGATCAACATTTTCATCTAACACATATTGTTCTATTCTTGCTTGTAATTCTCTTCCAGCTTCAGTATTATTAAAAATTATATTCTTATTATTTCTTAATTCATTTAATAAAGAAACAGCTAATTTACTTACTACATTCTCAGGTTTTTTACCTTTTCTTCCACCTTGTTCCCAAGCTAACATATCAGCTTTATATTTTCTAACAAATGCTCTTACTAGTCCATGGAATCCTTCATGTTGACCAGTAGCAAACATTCTATCTTTTAAAGCTTCATCTTCATTTACAAGTAAATAATTTTCTTCTTCTTGTATAATACTACCGTTATCATCTACAACAGCATCTACCGTAACAAACACACCATAATCAGTAGCGCTTGACTTATCAACATTAATTTTTCTTCCTGGATTTGCTTTTTGTATTTCTTCAATTTTTTGTTCTATTTCAGACAAAGTACCTGAGAAAAACTTTTGACCAATATCTCCTGCTATTTTTTCAACTCCTACATTTATTTTACTAAACAATTTAATAACATCAGGTTCTAAAAGATTTCTCATTTCTGCTTCCGCACCTTTTATTTGTTTATCCAAAAGTTCAACATAGTAATCTGATGCGGCTTCTTTTTTATTTCTTTTTAAGGTATCGATTTTATCTTGTAATCTCATTACCTCTAGTTGTTTATCTGAAGAAACCCATTTAGGAATTTTACCTGCAGTTCTTTTTACAGCTGCTATGTCATTTAAGATTTGCTGTTTTTGTTCTAAAGAAATAGTTTTATTTTTTACCTGAGTATCTAAAAACTTGTTAGTACCCTCAGGATCTAATCCAGCTAAATATAAAGATTCTAAATTAGTATAAGAAGCGTAAGCATTAGGATTAGTTATTCTACTACCTAAACCACCAGCTATAAAAGCTTGCATACCTAGGTTTAATATTTCGTCTCCAGTCATAGCTTCTTTAAAAGGAGCTCTTTCTCTATTTACTTTTTTATTTAATCTACTACCAACACCATAAGTAGTGCTTACTTCTTGAATTATTTCTTGAACTGTTTCTCTACCACCTTCATAAAGGAACATTTGAGTTTTAGGAAGTTGTTTAAAACCCCAGTTTTTTAAGTTGTTACCAAGAGTAGTTAAAGCTGGTCTTAATCCAACATTTTTAACATTGTCTATAAAAGATCCTCTTCCTAATGTACCTAATATTGAGTTTTTAGTTGCTGCAGCTCGTAAACTATTAGTAGCAGCTTGATTCCATTTTGCTAAAGGAGCTATTGGAGCAGTGATCATTCCAATTCCAGCATATAATAATGAAGCTTGTTGAGCTAAAGCCTCTACTTCATTAGAATTCATACCTGCTTTGGTACCTTGTCTTCTTACATCATTGTAACCTATTTGACTAAAATACATTCCTTGAGCTATAATAGCATCTACCATGTATTGTTTTATAGGTAATTTATAATAATTTATAGGTGGAGCTTTAGGATTTAGTTTATTAGCTTGTTTAGCAAATTGTTCTGCCACCTTAAATTGACTTACATTTTTAAATCCATTTAATCTAGCCAATAAACTTGCTCTAGCTGGAGCGGTTAATAAACCTACTCCTCTAGTTAATAATATTTGAGTAGCTAAATGTCCAAACACTGTTGAAGTTGTAGCTGCAGCTCCTCTTAATGAAAAATCAGCTACAGTTTCAGTAGATTCATCTAAACCTTTAGTTATTTCTTTCCATGGATCTATTATTTCTCCCGTTTCTTCATCTAATGTAGCTGGAAAATCATCTGGACCTACCATAAAATTACTATCGGCATCATAAACTATTCCTTGATCATCTCGTATAAATCTTACTCCATTGTAATTAAAAGCTTTACCAGTTATAATTCCATATCCTCCGTAATCCCTTAATTGTTTGTCAAGTTCTACTTTTACATCTTCTTTTCGTTGCATTCCTTTAGAAACACCCTGTATATAACTAAAATCATCACCAGTAATTTTTTTCTCAGCCCATCCAGCTGCTTCAGCAATCCACCCTGTTACAGTTAAAGGTATGTCTCTAAGATCTTGGCGTATAGCTGCAGGAAAATTATAAATAACATCGCCTAATCCATCTAGTATACTAGTTCCAGTTTGTTGTTGACGTAATTTTTTTTCTTGTCTTTTAAGCGCAATATCTTCTAGTTTATTAAAATAAGCAGGATAATTTTCTGCTTGATAAGCTCTCCAATCATTACCACTAAAGTAAGAATATGGTCCTAAAGGTTTTCCTTCTTTATCTACTTTTAATTCTTTTAAAGCTTCGTCTATAGTGTATTCAGTTGTTACTTCTTTAGTAGTCATGGTTTTAGGATCAAATTTAGTTTCTCCTAAATCCCATTCTGTTACTGTTTTAGTTTTACTTTTTAATTCATCGGGTAATTCATCTCTTCCTAATAAATCATTTAATTTTACTGCTTTATTTAATCTTGTATTAACGTCAGCCATATAGTTTTCTACATAACTACTAAGTTGCATCCCCAGTGCAATATCACCTTCTTCTCCACTACCATCACTTCCTTGAAATATATTTAAAGCTTTTTTAATTTGATCAACAATAGGACTTTCATCATTTTCATTTAAATAAATATTTAAAGCACTTGTTAGTAAACCACGCATTTGAGTTATTGAGTTACCCATTGGAGTTGATGAGGCTGCATTTTGAAAGGCTATATCTAACAAATCCCAACCTTCATTAGAAAATTCACCAAATGGACCCATCAGATCAGAAATTTTTACAAGTTCTCTTAAATCTTCTGGAATATCATCTTTTGCTAACCAACCTTTAAAATCTGCTACTCTTCTTTTATATTCTTCTTCATTTTCTTTTTCTAATTCTTTAAAAAGATTAGGATAAAAAGTATCAAAAAAAGTATCTATAGAATTTTTCTTTTCATTATTTACATAATAATATGTGTAAGGAAAAGGATTGTCTAAATCTTCTGCTGCGATTACATCTTTTATATAATCTTTGTTAATTCCAGGAAAATTCATTTTTCCATTAACTAAGTTATATTCTTTATTAACTTCTATAATTTTATCTGAAGCAAAATTAGGTTCTTTTTTAAATGTTAATCTATCATAAAGATCTTTATCAACAGTGTCATCAGGAGCCCAACCCAACTGCACGTATTGTTGTGTTCTATTTATTTTATCTTTAGACAAATTATATCTAGTAGTTGTAGTTATATCTCCTTCATCTATGTGACCAAAAGAAGTTAAAGCACCTATTATATCTTCTTGATTTTCATCATCTATACTTAAAGTTCTCCAGTCTTCTTCACCTTTAGTTCTAGCACTATATTCTACATATGGTTCATCATCTATTAAATTCCACATGTATTCTGTGTTCTCATCTTCACTGAGAATTATTTCACCTGGTCCTCCTTTTGCAGTAAACTTATTCCACTCTTCTTGTTGCTTAGCTATTAATTCTTGTTGTTGTTTCATTTGAAGATTAAATTGCTCAGCTTCTTCTTTTTTATCTTCAGGTAAGTTTTCTACAATAAACAATTGATTCTCATCATCAAAAACAGTCTCTACATAAGTCGGCATTGTAAAACTCATATTCTTCCAACCTAAATCTATTTGTTGACCATAAATAGGTAAACTTTTTTCAACCTCTGGATCTTTAACAGCTCCCTCCATAATAGAATTCCATTGCTGCTGCATAGGATGTTCTTCAATTTCAGTTTCTACTACATCAGTATCTACAGGTTGATCTTGAACTTCTTCAACTATTTCTTCCTCTGTTTCTTTTACAGGATTTTGCTCAAAGTACTCATCTAATATCGATGTTACATTATTTGGAATAATTGGCATATATAATTATATTAAGAATATTGTTCTATTAAAACCTCTAATTCTGGTGTTTTTTCTTCAGGTAAATTTCTAATTTCTTCTTGTAGTTTTTGATAATATATTGGCATACCCGCTTGCCACTCTTTAATACCTAGCATGTTTTTATAAAAATCTGGCAAAGGCATATTATTATCATTTAAAGCTTTTATTAAATCTCTTCCTTGAGCTGTTTCTTCTGTTAATGTTTCTTTGATCATACTTGGTCCGCCTGGTACATCTTCTTGAACTAATTTAATATCTAAATTATAATCCATTATAAGATCCATCATAAAAGCTTTTTGCGCGTCTACTAAACTTATACGTGTTTCACTTCCTTCACCTATTCTGTTAAACATGTATCTGTTACCTACAAATCCAGCTTTTCCTTCAGGTGATAAAGAATCATAAAGTTTTTCAAGTTCTGGAGTTACTACTTCATTCATACCTAATGGTAAATCTATTTTTAAATTTTTATTTGTATACCCTGAAAGAACTGAAATGTCTCCACTAGCTACAGCAAATAATCCAGCAATATGAGCTTGTACCTCAGCTTTATAAGATGGAGTTCTATTAATAGCTGCGGTATTTATAGGTTTAACAAACCATCTACTAAGTTTATTGTTTTCAATTTTATATTGAGGTATTTTTATAGAAGTATCTTGAGCAGGATCATTAGGATCGCCACTTGGAATTGTACCTCCTAGAAAATATTGAGGTTGTAAAGTAGCATTAATTGTAATTCCCCCGTTGTCAAATGTTTTACTTAAATCCATTGATGATGGAACATCTGTTATATACAAACTTAATATATCTCCATTTTCTACCTGTGTAGAATCTACTTCACCATAAACCGTGTACCATGTTCTACCAAACTCATCATTAAATATATTTTTTCCTTTTAAAAAATCATCTATAACATAATCTTTTTGATGTAAATATTTTTTAAATGCATAACCCGCTATATCAAAAGCTATAGCTTGAGTTAAAACACATACTTCTCCATTAACACTTGGTCTAAAATTATAACCTTTTTCTACTTTTACATCTTCAAAATAATCAAATAAATTAGCCCAACCAGCTACTAACAACATGTTTCTATCTCTCATTCTTTCATTAGTACCATTAATATTAAAGGTATCATAATTAGAAATAAAGAAAGATAAATTTTCTGGTTTTAGTTGTTCAACTGCTACAATCAAATATCCCCCTAGTTTTTGAATTTCATCTAATCTTTTAAAATAATTATCTATAAATTTTTTATCTTCTTTAATTTGCTCTTGAGACATGTTTTTAATGTTAGTTGCTAAACGTGTAGATCTAGCAATTACACCATTCATAGGGTCTTGAGCTTGCTGTACAAATGCTTGGGTAACAACATCTTGTAGATTAGGGTCTTCATTTGGATTTAAAGATAAAGGACTATTAAGATAATTATGATACCTAATATTACAATCAGTAAAAAAATCTAACTCATTAGCGCGTCTAACTTTAGACACATTAACAAGTCGGTTCATTTTATCATTATGTGATTTTATTATACTGTTCATTTTTATTATGTTTTATCTGTCCCTAGTAAGCCTCCGGCCATTTGTCCTATTCCACCCCACATGGCTTGTGTTCCTTGAGCAGAAGCTAACGCAGCATTTTGTTGCTGGTTAGCAAAACCTTGATACATGTTAGAATATCTTTGTATATCAGCGTTGCTTCTATTTTCAGCTGCTTGGAATTGAAATATTTCACCTGAAACATCTGCATCTTGAGCTCTTTCACCTTGCTCAATTAATATATCTTGGTATCTTTCTGTAGCCATTACCTTTTGCTGTTGCATTGAAGCCTCACCCGCGGCTCTCATTTTAGCATTATCAGCTTCTTGTTTTGAAATATCAGCAGCTACTTCTTTTTTAGATTTTAAAGCAGCCATAGCTAAAGCTGTTGCACCACCAGCACTAGCGCCAGTTTGTTCTAAAGTATCTAAAGTATTAGCTAAAGCAATATCAGCTTCTTCTGCTTGCATTTCAGCCGCAGCTGTAGATACAGTTAAATTATTATATGGATTAGTTATTTGTGAAGATAAATCACTAGCTAAACCAGATAAATCTGTAACACCTGCATAAGGATTGGTTATAGTTTCACGCGAATTTATTGCATCCTGCATGTCTGCGTAAGCTTGATTTTTTAGCCCTCTAGCATTACGCATTTGTTTATGCGCTTTTCCTGCTGCTACTGCTCCACCAATTGCTGTTGCTGCTCCCGCAACTACCGCTGTTATTGCTGCCATATTATTATAAGTTTTTAATTATTTCGTGAGAAGGTGTGGGATCAATAGTCCACCCTAATTCTTTATGTATTTTTAATAAACTAGAATTTCTACCCATGGTCATTACATGGATAAATCCTTTTTGTTTTAAAATTTCTTCTACTATTTGTATTAGAAACTTTAAAGCTTCTTTTCTATCTTTTTCTTTATATTCTGGATTAGATACTACCCATTCTAATAACGCTGCTTTTGAATTTGTTAAATAAACATAGCAAGCTGCTATTTCAATATTTTCTTTTACAACCATAAAACCTGTTTCTGGTAAAAAAGTTAAAGGCGGTGGTGACCATCTCCACCATTTCCACCATTTACATAGTGTTTTATAGTCTGACTCTACGAGTCGTTTAACATTAAATTTCATATAATTATCTTAAATTATACACAGAACCTACGCTAAAAATTTGTTTAGCTCCTTGAGGATCTGTAGTATTATCTTGTAAAAATGTAACTACTGCATATTGACCTTTTATTCCAGTTACTTTGTTACCTGGGGTTATAACTTCTTCTGCAAGAGTTTGAGAAGCATTTTTTATTGCTGCAAAATAAACATTTTGTTTTCTATCAAAACCAGCTCTATAAGCTATATTAGTTGCAGGTACTACATAATATCCTTCGTCATAACTCATAATTTCTCCATCTACATCAACATGAGTTGTATTTCCTAAAGCAGGTTGTTGAGGATTTGAATCTACTCCTGTATAATCTGAAACAATATTTGATACTTTCCAGCCATTACTACCCGCATAATTTATAGTTTGAAAAGTTTTAGTTGTTGTTGGTTCAGGATTAAATACAAATGTTACTTGAGATTTAACTATAGAATCATAAAATTTATTATAATCAGAATTAGAATAATGTTTCCAAATACCATTATTTTTAAAAGTATAGTATTGACCAAAAAGACTTGTAGAAAGTTGAGGTATGTAACTCATAAAACTAACCCAACCATTTATTAAATTATCATAAACTACAGTTTGAGTTGGATTATTACCTAGTGTCAATACATAGTTTTTATTAAATACATCATAACCACCAATTATTTCTCCTCCTTCAGTTAATTTATCTCTAAAATAATCTATCATACCATTGTTAGATATTTCAAGTAATCCATTAGGACCTAACTGCATTACCACCGATCTATCTCTATCAGTAAAGTATTTATTATATCCATATATTGCAAAAGATCCTGGGTCTCTTGATATACCAAAGTTTCCTTCAAAAGCACTAGGAGTTCCTATTACCTTTGTACTATCAGTAGTTATAGGTTGACCTTCTTGAGTAAATATAACATCTTTATCAATAGGCGCTCTATTTACTTTTCGCTCTTGTAATATAACTAAGTTAGTATTTTCAGCATGTAATTTTTGTATACTTCCTGAAGCAGGATCTACTGCTCTAGTTATATCTTCACCTATAGGAAACTGATTACTATTGTTAATACCATTTTTAGAATTATAAATACCTGAATAAATTAAAGCATTTTGTCTTCGTTCTTGAGCATCTTCTTCTTCTACAATATATGCTTTATTTCCAAAATCTACACTAGCATTGTTAAAACCTCCTTCAATTCTAGCTTCTTCTACAAACCAATCTTCATATACATTAGAATTTATATAACCATCTCCCGTTGTTGGATCCGGAGTACCTGTAGTGATACCTCCAGCTTCTACATCTACTGTACCATCTGGTTGTCTTTCTTGGTATTGAGTAAAGTTTTTTAATCTTTTTAACCAAAAAGTGTTAAAATATGATAGTTCTAATGTAGTAGCCATATATTATTATTACTCGTTTTAATCAATTATTACAGCGGACCAACACAATCTACACATGGTGCCGCTGTTGCTCCAAATGTTGCGTCATAAAAGTTAACTTCAAACCTAGCGCAAGTACTACACGCGGTACAACCTACAGTACGAATACCATTATTTCTTACAGCATATTCTCCTGTTGCAGCAAAATGATATGTAAGTGAAGCGCTAGATGCTCCAGTTCCTAATACATTTAATAAATTATAATTACCTACTGCTACTCCTGGATTAGTAGGAGAAGATGGTGCCGCTGTTGCTAATTGCCATGGATCTGCAGCAGTGGCTCTATATAATATTGTAAAGTTTGTTTGATATGTATTATCAGGACTTGCAAATGCTTGTTTTTCTAAAATAGCTTGAATAACAAAAACTCCTTGTACTAATTCACCTGTAGTAAATGAAGGAACAACTGGTGGTAATCCACAACCAAATTTTGTGGTACCAGGATTTGCGCTTAAAGCTTCATTATATGCATTGTAATATCTTAAATTTAAAGAATTACTAGAAGTTGGACCGTATCCATTTGGTCCAGCTCCTACAGCTGTATCAATTGTAGATAGTATAGTTTGTGTTCCACTTCCAATTATTGGACCAGCACTACCTACAATACCGGAATTAACATTTACATTTGCTCCAAAAAATACTTCTAAAGGATAACCAGTTCCAATTAAACAGCTTGTATCTAAAGCTGCCATAGCAGGAGATGGTCCAAAGCATAATACTTGATTAACTGGTGGAGTACCCACAACAATATCATATGAACATGCTACTGATAAACTTCCTGGAGAAGTTACGCACGAAGCAGCTGCATCTGTTAAAGTAAGATCAAAAGTATATGTGCCATTAATTACAGAACCTCCTGTTTTAGTAACATTTCCACTTTGATCAATGCTAAATGTAGCAGTCCCACCTGGTGAAGTTACATTTAATTCATAACATAATTCTTGAGTATCATTTGTAATATCTGCAGAACCGTTTTTACCATTAGTAAATTGTCCCCATACTCCAGACGTAGTTGTATCATATCCTGAAGAACCTCCAGCAAAACCACATGCTTTTTCTGTTCCAGCATCTGGTCCATAAGCCGGTGTAAAACCACCTATTGTAGGAGCAACATTACCTAGTTGAATTGTAATTTGATTATTTAAATTATCAATAAATACAGGATTAACACCATCATCATAAACAGTTTGAAATGATATTTCAAATATATTAGATTTAGTTACAGTTTCAGCTCCATACCAAAATAGTTGATTTGTTTGAATATTAAAATCATCATATGCGGCAGGAACTGTTTCAACAATATTAAATACACCTGTCACATCTACTCCATTACCATCTATAACTTGAGTTATTGTTGGAACACCTTGAAGTGTTAGTATATTTCCAGCAGAATCAGTAAAACTAAATGCTGTAATTATATTAGTACCAACTGTATCATCTTCTAAGAAAGTTCCTAAACTTGTTGTAGTTCCAGATACACCTCCATAATCAGATATAACTTGTCTATTTAAATCAATTAAATTACCTGAAGTAGATGATTCATAAAATATTTCTAATTGACTTTCTACAGCTTCAGTTTCAGATACTGACAAATAAGGATACATACACCCAGTTGTAAGAGCTGCCGCTGGAATAGTATCAGTAGTTACTTTCGCCCCTAATGTATTAAGTTCTGGCGAAGTAGGCTGTGTCAATTGTGGTTGTGATTCTTCAGCTCCAATTTTTAAACCTTGTGCTAAAGGATTTTGTTGTACATTGTAAAAGTTTTGATATTCTCCAGGTCTTCCCCATGGAACTTTACCATCTGTCGCTGCAGGATCTGTAGGATTAAGAAAAGCTCCTGCGCTTGTATTTCCATTACTAAAAGGTGAATTAGCTAATTCTAAACCTCCTGAACCTACATTACCTACAGTTACTGATTCATCATTAATTCTTCCTGGAAAATATTGAGTATTCCAAGCATATTCTCTATTTTCATAATAATAAGTTCCGGCTCCAGCTTTTTGAAGATTATTAATATTTGGATTATTAACCCTTCCAAATAATCTTACTGATGCAGAAAACTCTGTTTGTAATGGTCCAACTTCATTTAAATCTCTTGGTACTTTATTTATATTATCACCTAATAATACTGCAAAAGCTACTCTACCTCTATCAACAGCTTCTCTTACAGGATAACCATTAACATATCCAGGTAAATATATATTATAATATTCTTGTTCTTGTTGTTTAACAACTAATTTATATGATTGCCAACCAGTAGGATTCGCAGGATACACCACTGTTTCAACTACAGCTGAAACCCCAACTCCTGTGGTAGATGTTTGAAACAATATTTGACCATTAGAATAACCAGTTCCTCTATTAATAATTTGTACTCCAGTTATTACACCAGCAGTTTCACTTACTACTTCTACTGTTAATCCACTACCTAATGCAAAATTTCCTGGAGGATAACCAAATCCTAATATATCTCCTACCGCGTGACCATTACCACCACCTAGTATTATTACTTCATCACAACTTGTATCACTTTCAGATTTATATAATCCAGGTTCACCTGTAATAGTATTGTTAGTTCTTTGAGTTATACCATTGTTTAATTTTACTCTTAATGCATTACCTAACCATTTATAAGTAGTTACATCGTTTATAGGATCATCTACATCAGTCCAACTTTTATAAGGAATATATATAGTAGAACCATTAACAAGTGGATTATCATCATTACTTGATAACACTACGCTAGACGCTCTACCATATCTATCTGATAAAACCCAACCTACTTGATAATTTCTATTTTGTTTTACAGAATGATTAGGGTATTGAGCATAGTTGTCATAGTCTAAATCTTTATTACCATTAATTACCTCGTAATCTAAACTATTAGGAGGAGTATGTTTTTGTAAAAAATTACCATATATTACTCTATTACCAGTTATTTCTTGACCTAATGCTTTTAAAGGAACATTATCATAAACTCTATTTTGTTCACTAGTAGGAAAAGTTCTATAAGGTTTTATAGATTTATAATCAAAATTATAATACCATTGATTTATAGTAACAATTCCAGCCGGGATTGTTTCTACAAAAGTTGATGAGGTATTATCTATTTGTATGTTTTCTAATATTTTAGTAGATAAAGCATCAGATTCTTTATATAATATTTCAATTTCTTTTACTTTATAGTTGTTAATCAAACTATCTATAGCATCAGCAGCGGTAGCATTGTTGTCTTGAGGTAATGGTATTTTTAAAGATACTGTATCTATTTTGTTAGTAAACCATTCAACAATAGATGAATCATATGAATTTACTTGGTCTTGTAATGAATCGTTTTTTCCACCACCAAAGTATCCATCATGTTTAGGAATAAAACATAATTGAGTATAAGGAGCAGCTAAAGAATATTCATTGTTTTCATATTTAAATCTATAACTAAATCTAATAAATTTCTTTTCAATTAAATCTGGATCACCTGTAAAATCAACATTATAATTAGGATTTGCTGATACTGTCATATCTGCCCCACCAACTAAAGTGTCAATTGATTTTGTTAATTGTAAAACTACACTTGTTCCAGGAGTTATACTAGTTATTTGTTGTATAACAACTTCATCAGCTACTGTAATTCTACCAGTTCCACTACCAGTTATTTCTGCTTCTTCACTAGTTATATAATCACCTACTCTTGGAGTTGGTTGAGCGCTAGGTTCATTAGGTTGATTGTCATAGTTATAACTAAATGTAACATCTGTGTAAGGAGCATATGTTGCTGCTGCAGCTATAGTACAATCAAAACCTCTATTTAGTTTTCTTTCAAATTCATTTTTCATAGTAGTATTACTAAACGTAATATCTACATTTCCACCCGCATATGTACCTGGAACTTGACCAGCACTACCATCTCTAAAATTATTATATATAGTTACAGTACCAGCTGGAGCAATACCTGGAACTATATTTATTACATTCCAAAGCTCTTGTGGTCCTTGATTAGGAAAACCTGTAACAATATCTCCTATTTGAATACCAGTAATATCAGTAATAGTTAAATCATATCCTTTAGCAGGAGCACCAGCTTGAACACCAGCTGTACATTGTTGTATAACTTGATGTAATACTAAAGGAGTATTATAAGGATAATATTGAGCTACTGAAATTTGATCTTCATTAATATAATGTATAGGACTAATTAAATCTAAAGGATTTGCTAAATTTACATTAATTCTTCTAGGTTGATTTCTATTATCTGTCCAAAATAATAAATCCTCTATCATATTAGTAGCATACATTCTATAATCTTGATGAAAATTTAAAAATGAACCACGTACTAATAATGTAAGAGTATCATTATCTACATTATATCTATGTATAGTATTAGTAAAACCTATATTTATTATATTTCCAGGAGGTCCTACTACTGCAAAAGTTACTGGTTGACTAATAGTTATATCACTACTTGTAACATTAGTTACAATAGGATCCACTTCTTGACCACCAGCTCCTGATGGTTGACTATTCCAATTATCACCCCATAATAACATACCAACTTGCACGCCTGCAACTAAAGGGTTTATAACATTACCAGCTGCATCAAATAATTCAATTGTAGTAGCAGCTGTAACCCCTGCTGGATCTGCATAAACTTTTAAATCTCTCGGGCATCTTCCATCTCCAGAATATCCTGCGCTAAATATATAAATATTAGAATTAGGTGGATCAGTAAATTGACCGATTATTTTACCATAATAAATTGACCCTGCTCTACCTGTATAAAGATATTTTAATTCAGTATTTCCTAAAACGTTCTCAAATTCTCCTACTTCAGCACCTTGTGATCTACTTATTTGTAAATTTTGAGCATCTCTGTATTCGCCATTTGGTAATATTCTAGCATCCAAGTCTTTATTCATCTTGGATTTTAGAAAGGTATTAATAATTTGTGGCATTGTTTATCGTTTTATCCATTTAGCTTTACCTCTCATTACTTGTACTATTTCGTCAAGTTTAATGTTAGATAATCTAATTTTAGCATTTCTTAGTTTAGCGCTCTTTTCTTGTCTTAATCTTTGTACTATGTATTCAGGTTGGTTAATTCTACTCGCTATTATTGCATGAGAAATATATGCGTATAAAGCATCTTCTGCAAGTTTAGGTACTCTACTATCTAAATCATAAGCAAGTCCATCAGAAATGTACTCTAAGATGATTAGAGAACCTATTAAATTACTAGAAAAAGCTATTTTACCTTCTCTTTCATTCATATTAAACCAACCGTTGTATTGTGCATATTGTGGTGACATACCGTATTGTTCACCCCAACCCCAATACCAGTATCCTCCATAACCCCAATTATAACCCCACCAGTCCATGCCTTCATTATATAAAGCAAAATCGTAGTTTTGACTGATTAAATTAGTGTTAGCTCGTTTCCATCTGTCTTCTGTTATTGATGTTCCTTCTAAATTATCTTCAAAATTATCTTGAGTAGGAACACCCATGTTATCTTGTATAGGTAATTCATATGGAGAATCTGTTAAATTATTAGAAGGATATATTATTCTTTGAACCCCTAGTGAATCTATACGAGAAATTCTAACATAGTTAACATAATCTTGAGGAAGAATTACACTTAATGTATGAGGAACAGTTAGCTCTTGAGATTTAACTGATTTTAAAGTATCATAACTAAATTCTTGTAATCCTCTTTTAGCATGAAATATTATGTCACTTCTTCTTACATCTGGTATTAATTTATCTTTTCCTACAAATCCTACAATAAAGTTATTTACTATATCTTCTAATGTAACATAAGAATAGTTACCATAATTTTGTTCTGTAGTAACTCCATAAGCATCTCTATTACCAAAGTTACCACCATCAATAGTTTTTAATTGAGCTACTAAAATATGATTAGCTGGTAAAGGATTATTTAAAGTTATTTGACTATCACCATTAGGTAATACATTTAAAGTATATGGATATTCAGCTGCCCAATTAGCTGCAGTAACTTCAGTATAAGTTAAACCATCTGAACTAGCATATAATTTAAAATTATTTAATGCATAATCTACAGCATTTGGATCAGGAGAACCTAAAACTAATGGAGTATTAAATGTAAATGTAAATACATCCTGCGGAGCTGTAGTAGTAAAACCTTGTGCTCCTGCGTAATATTGACTGTTAGTTTCGGTTATCAAACCTCCATTTGGTGTTGGCATATCTTATTGTTTTTCATTTGCATCTTGTGCACTAACCGCTTGCGTAGCTATTTGCACTATTGAAGGATCTTGTATAATAACACCAGCATAAGCTAGTATTCTTAATATAATTTCGTCTTGTTCAGTAACATCTAAACCAAATTGTATAGAAGTTCCAGCAGAATATATATATGCTCCGTTAACTGGATCTGTAGTAAAATCCCATAATACATTGTTAGGTTTAGCTAAATATGAAATACTTATACCAGATTGTATACTTGTAGGATACAACTCTAATACATCATTCTCATATAAATATATAGGAAATTTTTCTGTGGGTTGAGTTAAAGGGGAAAGAATCAATTGTCTTAACTCATTTCTTTGTGTGTACTGACCGAGATCATAGTCTCTATAAAATACTGAACCTAATCTATATAATACATCAGCAGTACCTACTACAACAGGATTATCTATTATAGCATTGTCTAATAAAGGAAAATTATTAGCTATTGCATCATAAGGAATTGCAGTGGTTCTTTGAAAATGTTGAAGTTTTTGTTCAAGATTTTTAACTCTATCTGCATATTCAGTATCATTACTTGGTAAACGGTATTGTTGATTAAGATCACTTGCGTAAGCTTCAAATATAGTAAGCTGTACCTGAGTTGCAGCTTTGTTAAACTCATCAGGCGTCATATATCCTCTTTGTTGTTGATTAAGGATTAATAATACTGTTTGATATACTGTATCTACGTTTACCATTATATTTATATTTTAATAAAAGGCGGGCGAACCCGCCTTATTATTTATTTTAGTCTCTTTTCTATAGACCTAAATACTTCAACACCTTCATCTGTTTTAAACCATGACGCTATTGCGGAATATGGATTTTCTTCAAAAGGAATTGTCATTAACTTTCTGTCATTGCTACCCCAATGTACCGATCTTTGATCTTGCGATATATAAATTAAATTATTTTCTACCGCATTAATTGCAAAGTTTCTTAATTGTACATTTTCATCAGCAGCTAATGATAAGAATAATCTAGGATTCTTTTTAGCAAGTAATAATAAATCTCTTCTTAATTCTTTAGAAGACATTTTATTTACTTTAGATCCGTATTCTACTCTTACAATTGCTTCAGCTATATCAATATCCATGTTTCTAGCAGCATTTAAAGCTTCAATTTCCCATTCAATCATTTCTAATTGATTTTCAGCTATTTGTGCTGGTACATGCTCTTTATATCTTTTGTCTCTCATTGGGTGATATAAAGAAAGTAATTTCTGTAAGGAAACATTTTCTTTAGGAACATGTAATGTACCATCTCTAAAAGTAATATGTCCTAATGTAGCTTCACCTTTTTGTTCATCTACAAATGGTGAATTCATATTAGTAGCATATCTTAATTCTCTTTGTTCTTTTCTTTCTTGATCAAACCATAAAAGAGGATGTCTTCTAGTATGTTTACTTGGAATAGTAAATGTTAATGGTTCTTTATTACCATTAAGTATATAAGTTCTATTTTTTATTTCCCAGTCTGGTTTTTTAACCACTACTGGTTTTACTTTTACAGGAGTTGGAGCCGGAGCCGCAACTTCTACTTGTGGAGTTTCTTCAACAACCACTTCTTGTTTTTTGTTTTTTGCCATAATATAATATAATTAAATAAGTTAAAGGTATATGGGCGCCGAAGCGCCCTAACCTTATATATAGTTACACTCCTTTGAATAATACAAAGTTGTTAGCAGCTTGTGTTACTAAACATCTTTCTGAAAGGAAGTTAACTTCCATTGCATCAAGATCACTAGTAAACGCGCCACCAGCAGAACCTGTTAACCAAGATTTCATTCTTCTATCATCACCTTGAGACGCTCTATATCTTACGTGTAAGAAAGGTCTACGGATGTTAGTTCCTAAAATTTGATCATAAACAGTTGTAGTACCAGCTGGAATTAATACTCCTTCAATAGAAGCAGGACCAGTCATACCACCACGAGTCGAAGCATCGTTTAAGTATTTCCAATCTGTTTTATAGAAGTCATATGAACCTCTTCTGAAACCGCTAAAACCTAAGTTTAAAGCCATTTCTGCTGAGTTTTCAAATAATCCAAAAGCAGTACCACCTGCAGCTCCTGAAGAAATGCTAGCAAGCATATCGTCAAAACCTAAAGCAGTAGCTCTGTCTAAGAATAACATGTTTTCTTCAATAGCACCCTGAGTATCTAAGTTTCTAAGGATGTCATCAAAATCAGCGATACCTGTAGCAGGAGCGAACCCAACTTGTACATTACCTCTATCTTCAATAGAAGCAAATAAACCTTGAGTACCGATACCTGTTCCAGCTGCAGCAACTGCAGAACCTGGAGCAGCTAGCTCACCTTCTACACACATCATTTCTAAGTAGTCCTCAAATCTAAGTCTAGTTTCAGACTCAGCTTTTAAGTACCAAAGGTATCCACCAGTTCCATCTTCTGTAGCAACTTCTACCCAACCAATTTGAGCCATATCTGAACCATTAACAACATACTTGTTTCTGATTATGATAGGGTTATTAGAGAATTGAGTAAAAGAAGGATCAACACTAATGTATTGAGTTCCTGTTACAGCACCAGGAGCACCTGGAGCATTAGGAGTAATGGATCCTTTTCCATATTCTGAACCATAAACGAAAACTTTTACATTTCCAACAATACCAGCAGCAGCTAAAGTTGCAGCAGTATAAGGTTCAACAGTTAAAACAAATGTAGCAGTGTTTGAAGCTGTTACTAGACATTTTACTTCGTTACCAAAGTCATCCATTACTACAATAGTAGATCTTGGAGACACAACGTTAGCAATGTCTGCAGCAGCACCTGGGTTTACATTAATTGTATTACCAGCACCTGTTTGCGTACAATCGTCATAAGCAATATGTAATCTATTTTGTTCAGACCAGATTACTTGGTCACTTGTCATAGGAAGTTCAGCACCAACCATTCTTAAGAATCCAGATAAGGTTCTGTTACCATATCTTTCAACTTCAGCTTCGTAGATTTCTGGTAAATACTGCTGTGCAAAATCCGCAAAGTTAGCAGCTCCAGCGTCTGTCCACTGTAGATAGTTAGAATTTAGAACTTCTTGTACTTGACTTGGTACAATAGTACCAAATTGTGGGTTTAAAGCCATTTTTCTAAATTTTAATTGTTAAATGTTCTCTTTTTGATTTTCAATTTTGATGAATCTGCTCCACTAATCGCTTTTACCTGTAGTCCTCCCACATAGACTTCTCCGCTGGCAACCTGCCTAGGTGAATCACTTGCTGGATTTTTAGATTTTTTTACGATTTCTTTTACGCCATCGGCTTTACCTTGCTCATAAAAATGAGAGGCTAGTTTATCAGCATTCATCGCAGCATATAAAGCTTTATGATAACCTGCAGCGTCACTAATATTTCCGCTTTTGTCTAAATATTTTTTAACAAAATTTTCAATATTAGATTGACTTTCAGCTATTTTCACTGGATCTTTTACCTTATACCTAAACTTTTTATCACCCACTGAATAATCAAAACCTTTGAATTCTGATGTAAACAAGTCGTTGGTACGTTTTTGGAAAATTTCCTGTGATTGCTTTATAGTTTCTTGCTGTTTATTATAACGGTTGAAAAATTCTGTAGCTTTTAACTGTTCTTGAGTTACTCCAGGACGGTTTTTAATTTCCGCAAAATATTTAGATTTTTTATTTTCTAAATCCTGTTTAGCTTTTGCAACAGCTTCTTTATAAGCTAGTTTTTTTCTACGTATTTCTTTTGGTTCATCTATGTCTTCTTCATATTCAAAGTCTTCTAAAATTAGACTTATATCTTCTGAATCAAGATGAGGTTTAGTTTGTTTTAAATGTTCACGTAATAATTGATCATTATCTAAAGATGAATAATCTTTATTTAAATGAACATAATCTTCTACTGTTCCACCAGTTTCCTCCATAAAATTTACTAGTTTTTCTATATTTTCTGGTAATTCAGGACGTTTTGGTGTAGATACTTCATCAGCTACTATGTTGTCTGCTGGAGTATCTTCAGTTATTTCTTCTATAATTTCTGTGATCGGAGTATCTGTATCTGTCTCGGTTGTTTTGACTTCAACCTCTTGAACGGACCGTACTCCTTCATCCACTTTTTGTATATCTCCGGTTCGTTTATCCTCAGATAATCCTGTTGTTTCTGGCTCTGGAATGGCATCTTTTTCGGGTTTTTTTGTTAAATCCATTTTAGCAACTTCTGGAATTACTTCTCCTTGTGCTTCAGGTTTTGTAAAATCTACTTTTACTGGTTCATCTTTAGATTTACCTAAATTTTTAGCTTTACGCTTAGGTTTAGACTTTAATTTAAAGTCACCTTCTTGTTTCACTTCTTCTGACATAATATAATATAATTAAATAGTTAATATTAAATAACTGGTTGATTCATTAATTGTGGATCATTTTCAAAATCTTTAGGCATCTCATTGTTTTGACGTTGAGAAATCATTTGACTTTGTTGTGTTCCAGCTATTCTTGTTCTGTTATCTTTGCGATCTTCAATTTCTTGTTCTCGCTGTATTTCTTGATTCTTTTTCATTTGCTCTAACTGCATTTGATAGTTAAATTCTTCAGCCATTAATTCTCTTTTAATTTGAGCTTCTGTTTGCATTCTTTGAATTTCAAATTGAGATTTAGCTTCTTCTAAACTAACTTTTTCCGCTGTTAAAGCTTGTTGTTTTTGTACTTCTGATTCAGCGGCTTGTTGTGCAGCATCTGCATTTGCTTGAGCTTGTTGCTGATTCATTTCCATTTGCATTTGTCTATCATGCTGCATTTTACGCTTACGTTTTTGTTTTAGCATTTGATTTGCTAATTTTAAATTACGTATTTGACGTACTTCAATTGCATCTTCTAAATCAATACCACCACTAGATAATGCAACTTGTATATTTTCTTCTAATCTTTGTTTTTCTTCTTCATCTGGTTCTAAATCTAAATAAATTCCAAAATCATGCAAATTAATTTCTTGTAATCCATCTAGTGTGGCAGTATTAAATGCTGTTATACTATTCTTTAAAGCATTTGCTGTTAAAGGATAATCTAACATATCATTTACTTTTTTAGATATATTTTCACATACTCTTAATGTTAAAAATAAACTAGCGTTATTAATATGTTTAGTTGCTATATTAGAAGCTTGTGCAGCGATTTTTTGTAATCCTACTAATGTATCTTTGTCTGCTAAACTTCCATCTCTAGCTTCATTTAATCCGGTCACATCTCTTATCATTTGTAAATAATAATTATATGTTTGAATTAAATTTTGTACTTTTGCTTGACCAGATCCACTAGCTAATTCTTGCACAGGTATTTTACCTCTATTAATATCACCATCTTGTGTTAGTGATCTACCAACAACTGAACCCGTTTGAAAATACATGTTTAATGCTTCAGCTGGATTATAATTAGTTCCATTTCCTAAGTCAACTTCTGCTAAACCGTCCATATCTAAGAAAACTCCATCTGGTACCATTCTAGCTATAACTTGTTGCAGTTTTAAATGAGTTATTTGAATCATATCTGCAAAACCTGTTATTCTACCTACTATAGAGTTTATTCTTCCTTTATACATTCTTGGAGCACATAACGCGTAATTCATTTCTACTTTAGTAGTATCTGCAAAAGGTCGAGTCATATTTTCAGCTAACTCCCATTTAAGCATTATATCTGTTCCTAAAACTTTAACTCCTTTATATAAAACCTCTATAGTTCTACCTACTCTTTCAAACATGTCTGTTTGTGGTGGATTAAAAGTATCAGGTTTTTCAATAGCTTTTACTAAACCTTGTTCAGTTTCTTTTATTTTAAATACTTGATCACTGTATGTTTTATATTCAAAATATATTATTGGAATAGTATTTTGATCCCATGGTCCATTGCCGTATCCATATAAATAACTTTTATTTCCTTGGTATTCTTGTATTTTTTCTAACTCAGCATCAGATAAATTAGGGAATTGTTTAGCTATTTCTGGTAAAGTTACTGCTTTTAATTCACCTATATAATATAAATCTTCAAAATTTGGATCTTCTGTGTAAGAATATATTAACATTGCTGGATCTACATAATCTACTGTAACTCCATTAGCTAAATTAAAATCTGTTTTAACAGCTCCAATACCACAAGTAACTAAATCATAATTAACTCTTCGTCTTATTAAATCCCATTTATTATAATCTAATACTTGATTTATAACTTCTTCTTCTGCAATTTCTACTGCTTGCTTATAGCTTAATTGCATGTGTAATTCTAGTTCTTCAGGTGTTTGAGGTAATTGCTCTTCTGGTACTTGAGTATTAAACAAATTAGTTCCTAGTTTAGCTGTAATTTGTTTCATTGTGTCCCTAGCAAAAATATCTTGTGCTAGTCTTTCAGCGTAATTAGTTCTTTTTTGTAATGCTCCAGGATCTTGAGCATAAGCATTAACATCATAATCTTTGTTAGATATACCATTAGCTAATATATCAACAAATTTACTAATAATCGGTACTGGTTTCCAGTCTAAATTAAGATAAGATAAATCTCCATTAATAGATAACTCATCTTTATATTTTTGAGTAGGTTGTTCACCTCTCGCGTATAATCTTAGTCTATTATAATTATTCCAAGTAGTTAAATATCTATTACCATTAGTTCTCCCTAATAAAAACCATTCCTGTTCTATAGCTTGCGCAACCTGCATACCATATTCCAATGAAGATTTTTCAGCGTCACTAACCACTTGGCTAGGGAAAATACTACTACCGTTATTGTATATACTTTTCATTTAATCTATAATTTTTGATAATTGACCTTTGTTATCATATTTTTTAATTCCTAAATCATAATTTTTCATTATTACCTTAGGATTAGGTCTGTATTTATTTTTATTACAAGCCATTAAAGCTAAACCTGAACTAATAGACGCATCATGAGTTGTTCTATTATTTATGTTAAATTTTGCCCAGTCTTCAAGTGTTCTTTGAAAATAAGTGTCTCCATAAGTTCCATCTTCTCTTCTACCTATATATGTTTCTATATAACTTTCAATAGCAGCTGCATGAGCTTGTTTAATGTCTTCACTTGAATTTGGTATACCACCTATTTCTCTTTCTGTTACAGATAATTTGTTGTAAATTTTATCTGGTCTATTCATTGAAAAACCTCTATAACCCCTACGTTTAAAATGATAAAGAATTCTAGGTTTATTATTTTCAATTAATATTGGCATTCCATAAAATACACATGCCATTAACACATCTTCAAAAAATATTTCAGCAGTTTGAGGTCTAGCTATATATTCTAAAAAGAAATGATTAGGAGGAACATCTTCCATACTAAACTTAGTTAAACCATGTAAAGATCCATTAGAACCTCTACCATCTACAGTTCCTGAAATATCATAAGGGTCACATCCAAACGCTCCTAAATGTTCATTACCAGGATATTTTTTACCTAGTTTAAATATTACATTATTTTGTAATCCTAATGGTGGAACCCATGATATGAAAAATTTTCCATTTTTATTAGGAGAAAATACTACTTCTGTGTCTTGTATTCCTCCTATCCACTGAAAATTTCCTTGAGTTATTACATTTGTATTTTTTATATCCGCATTCCAATCTATTTGCTCATATATTTTAGTTAAATTAAATAGTGAAGATTTAGCTTCATCTCTAAAAGCATGTTCTGTAGTTCTTGGGAATTGTCTATAAAATTCGTTTAAAGCATCTTGATCTTCTTTTAATCCATCTACTTCGTTTTGCCAATAATCAATTACTCCTAATGTTATTGGAATTCCATCTGGTCCTTTGACAAGATCTTTTGGTGTCTCGAATACAGGTATGCCATAAGAATCAATGTATCCTTCGTAGTTCCATTCCATAGGTATGAACAAAGAATAGAGTCCTGAGCGAGTCTGTCCATTGCGGTTTCTTTGTGTAACATCGGAATCATAATATAATTTTTTAAAGTTATTACCTCCTTTATCTAACGCGTTACAAGTTGAACCCATCATACATTTACCAATAATTCTACTACCTAATCTTAATGTAGTTTTAGTAACTCTCCAGTTATTTAATATATTATTTGGTTTTTCCCATTTACCACTTTCATCATGTACTAATAGTTTTAATTTTTCACCATCATAACTATTATCACCAGTATTTTTCCAATCAATAGTTGTATCTAATCCTTGTAGTTCTGGAGCTTGAGTATTAGCTGTTAATTTACGTCTTGTAAATTTACTAGCTGGAACTCTATAAGCTAATTCTGTTTTAGGTCGGTCCATACCGTCCTGTATAGGTTTAAAGAAAAAAGGATAATTTACAGAAATAGGAACTATTTTATCAGTAAACATTGTTTTAGCATCAGGACCTGATTTAGATAAAACTCCATATCTTGAATCAGAAGAAATAGTAGCTAAATTAACTGTTTCACCTGAAGCCATAAATGAAAAACCAGAACGTCTGTTTTTCAGATAACACATACCGTAACACCTTTGATCAGCTTTACAAGCTTCCCAAAAAATAAAGAATAATCTATTGGCTTCTCTAAAATCTGGTTTACCTACATCAATTTTACTCCATTGCAAGTACATGTAATGAGTTCCGGTTAAATAAGTAGGTTTACTGTTATTATTAAACCAAAATCCTTTTTCTCTTCTATTAAATTCTTTATCAATAAAATCGTACCATGTTTCCTTAAAATCTAAAGGATATTCTTCCCAGTCAAATATAGTTTTAATCCTACTTAATTCTTTAGGTAATTGAGTATATTCCCAAGTATTAGATTCAAAAGTTACAACATCTTCTTGTAAAGGTAAAGCTATTTTTAAATTTTGTATTTCGTATATTTCACCTATTTTACCTGTTTTACTAATAATAATTATATCATGTTCAGGGTTATATCCATACTCCCATTTACTATAACGATTATTTTTTTTAAGTACTTTAGGTTTTATATAATCTTTTAATACTTTATATAATTGTTGGTCGTACATTATTTAGACCTCCCTTCTGCAAAACCTTTAAATTCTTTAGGTTTTTTTGTTTCTTCTTCTACTTTACCTTCAATTATATTTTCTTCTTCATTTATTTTAGCAAGTATTTCAAAAGCATCAAATATAGCTAATTTTTTAGTAGCAGCAGCATTTTTTAATCTATCAGCGGAAATATCAGGTCCAAAATCAATAATAGGTTCTTTAGCTACTTTAATAAGTTCTTCAACAGCTATTCGTCCAGCTTGGATTATATTCTTTTTTATCTTTTTTATTTCCATATTTAATTACAATATCATTTGATTTCATACAATAAAGACGTTCATCATCTATAATAAACTCCCATTCTCCTCCAGGTCTAAAACCTATAACATCTTCTGGATTTATATCTAGATTTGTTAAGTTTTTATTACCAATTTTTACAACTCCTATATTAGGTTGTTCTTTAACTGTTTCTAAAGAATTAGAATTTTTTAATGGTTTTATAAAACATCTATCTCCAAAACTTTGCCATTTACCATTGTTTTTATATAAATATATTTGATCTGGTGAAACAAAGTATAAATTATTTTTAAAAAAAGATCTACTATTAGTTTGTTTTCCTTGCATATTATAGAATCTTCTAAATATATTTTGATGTACGACTATAGTATCACCTTTTTTTATATTACTAGTAATAGCCAACGGTGTAGACACAACTTCAGCAAATCTATTAACAAATTTCCAAGATTCAATTTTAGTATTTAAAATTAATTCTTTTTCACCTATTTTTTTACTATTATTATATCTACCTTCTCCGATAGGCTTTACTATAAAATCATATAAACTATTCATTAATATTCTAAATCATACTCAACTGCTATTGCCATATTGGAATTAAATTTTTTCCATGGTAATACTTCGTTGTTTTTCTTTATATAAATATTATATGAATTATCTTTTTCATCTAACAGTATATGAGATATTTCATGTCCTCCATATACTTGTTGACCAATAGAATAATGCATTGCTTCATTCTTATAATCAGATCCAATACTGATTTTTCTTATTACACTACTCATTTTCTTTTTCTATTAAAGTATATTCTCCAGTTTCTAAGTTTATGTTAATAGAACCATATTTTTCTTCTAATTCTTTTTTAACATCTTCTTGTTTAGCATTAACACCTGCGATTTTATGCAGCATTGCGTGTTTTTCTGCCTCAGCTATTCCTATGTTTTGTAATAATTGAGCTAATTCAGTTTGTAGTTTAGTTATATTATCTAACTCTTCCTGTGTTATCTTTTTTACTTCCATTTTATTTAATTTAATTTGTTACTATCCAATTTTTTTTGTATATAGTACTGTGGTTACTATCTCCTTCAAATCTACATGTTAACGTATTGTCTTCATAAGTATATGTTATAAACACTTCCCACTCATTATCTGGATTAACAAGTCTAGTTTTTACATAATTATCTGTTGCTTCAACAACTTGTTCTTCTACTGTATCTTGTTCATAAAAAGAAAAGTTTACAAATTTGTATCCTTCATCTTCATTGTATAAAATAACTACATAATAACTAGTTTCATTACTAGACCATACTCCAGAAAGGTTTTCATGTAATTCATGACTGTTCATAGTAATACTAAATAGCATTACTATACATAATAATAATTTTTTCATTTAATTTAATTTAATTCTATTTATATTATCACTTATAAATAAGTGTTTTTACTTTTTGAATATACTACTAGCCTTTTCTGTCGTTCGTCCGCCGAAATAGGCTAAGATTACGGACATCATAACCTTCTCAAAAGTATCATTCCAAGTTTCATGTATTGTAAATGGTATACTTTCTACACTATCTAATATACCTGCAAAAGAAAATACAACAATACACCATATAAGAACTAAAGGCCGTACATTTTTAGACATCCAAGAATCTGACATAGAATCTGCTTTCCATCTAGAGGTTATTGATTCTATTTCTTTATTCTGTTGCTCATATATTAATTGTTGTAGTTTTATTTTGTCATCTAAAGACGCGTCTGATTTAGCTATTTCAGCTATTGCTTCTTTAGGAGATGTTACACCTTGTAATACATTTCCTAATGTAGGGTTTATTACAGATGCTGCGCCAAACAATAGTTGTCCAACGGTTGTATCTTTAAATTTCTTTTTAGTCATTATAAGCTCTTATACGATCAATGTATGCAAGAGTTGCTGCTCTTTCGTCTGAACCAGGTGCTCCAATAACTCCTTGGAATAAAGGATCAGCACTCGTAAACTGTCTTTGATACATTTCTTCATTATGTTGTTCATTTCTAGTTTTACCCGATCTTGGATCTATTCTATCATAATAAAAATCTTTATGATACCCAAGTTTATCATCTTCAATATCATCATCTATTCTATACCTTCCATCTTCACCAAGAGCATACATAGAGTTTGCATATTGAAGCATATTTTGTTGGTTATTATACATTTGATCTCTGTATTTTTCAAACTCTTCTCTATCTTTTGTATTTGATAAATCAAATTTTCTCCCCTTTGCTGAATCTAAACCTGGAGCTATATTTGCTGTATCACTATACATTCCAGCACCTATATTACCTATAGTTGCAAAACCTGAATTTGGAGTTGTATATTGTTCATAACCTTGCTCATTAATAATAGGTTCACCAGACTTATCATAATAAATATCTAATGGTCTAGCTGAATATCCTTTAGTTGGATCAAAAGATAAAGTTCTATTTAAATAATCATTATTAACATAAGTATTACCACTTCTCCAATTTTTAACTTCACCGAGTGGTGGTCTTCTACTTGAACCATAATTTATCATTCCACCATATTGACCTTCATAATCTTGATGAGTAGGTTGCATATTTTTATCAACTAAATAACCACCTCTCTCATCTCTTAAATAAGTACTTGCTCCACGTTGTTTAGGATTATAACTTAAATCAACTCGTGGATCTGCAGCCATTTTATTATGCATTCCTCTTGTGGCATCTAATATCTTTTGCATACCTCGTGGTCCAAAATTAAGTGGACTACTTTTTCTTGGCAAAGGATTATTTGTTTGTTTATACCCCATGATTAATATTTTTCAAATGGATCAGTTTTACTATAAGCTTCTTTTTCCCATGGTAAGTTTGGATTGCCTTCGTCCATTTCAGATCTTGGATATACTTTACCTTGCCAATAAACATTTTCATCGTCATAATCAAGATCACCACGTTTTATTTGATCTATATGTACTTTTTCATGATCTACTACACTTTCTCTTTCTTCTGGATCAGTTATATCCTGAGATATAAGTATAGTACCATTTTTATTACCTTTACCTAAGCATCCTTCCTCTAAATCTGCATGATACACAGGAGTGTTGTCTATATTAAAAGGACGTTTAATTTTAAACCCCTTATTTTCTTTAAACTCTATCATTTTCTTGAGGGAAACATTTTATTTAAAGCAGATTTTCTTTTATTACATCCGCAAGGGACACCAGTTGCTCTTGATATTCCATCAACAGCCGCTTTGATGCCCGTTGCTTTTGTAAAATTTTCAATTCTATCGCCTAAGCCTTGAGAACTCATTTTAGCTAATTAGAATATCTTTCCAATAAACTCTAAGAGTTTCATCATACTTAATGTTAGGATCATCACTATCTAATGGTAGTAATACACTAGCTTTTACACCACCTGGATTAGCAGTAATTGCTCTGTTAACAGCTTTTTTCATTAAAGCTAAATAATCAGTTGCAGTTGGTACATCTCCACTAGGAGCTTGAGCCACTGCACTTGTAGAACAAGTAACTCTACAAGATAAACCGCCAGTTAATTGAAGAACTACATTGTATTCTCCACCTAAACCAGCTTCAGCTTTTACGTTTAAAATGTTATCTACATTTACTAAATTATCTCCATCTAGTGATGAATCTGCTGCAGCACCTGCTACATCATATCCACCTACAATATTAAAGTTAATAAATTTTGCCATGTTTTAATTTTTAAATGTTAATATTTATTGATTTATTTGGTTTTATACAGATCCATGACTGTTTTATCTAACCACCGGAAAACCTAAGTGATAATCCCATGGGTGTTTCTTTTTATCTTTAGCTAACCAATCTGCTTCAGTTTCTTCTGTGTTTAAAGAATTATGTAAATCATCAGTAGTACCAGTTAAATTTGAAAAATCTGGAACTTTATATTCTTTTAATATAGATTTTCTTACATTTTCTTTTCTTTCTATTTCTCTTTCTTCCTCAAGCTCATTCATAGCATTGTTATAAGTTTCATATCCATCAGGATCTAAAGTTTTATGAGCAAAACTACCTTTTGGAATTTTATTTATAGCATCTTGTTTTTTCTTTTCTTCATCTAACGCTGTTTGCTCTTTCTTTCTTTTTCTTGCTACATTTTCACCAGCAGCTTGAGCTATAACATTACCTGCTTCTATTATGGATTCACCTATTTTCATTTCTTCTTGTAAAAGTTTACTATTATCTATTATTTTTGGATTAGTATAACTTTCCCCTAAAGTAGGAAGATCAAATGATTGAGGCATTGAGCTTTTATATTGATTTAAAGGAGATTTATTATTAAACCCTATTGTA